AATACTTGACATATTGGATACAAATAGTATCATTAAGACTTAACTAACCATAAATATATAGGAGTAAATATGGGAACGAGAAGTAATATCGCAGTTGAGCGACCAAACGGGCAAGTAATAGTGACATACTGTCATTATGACGGATACCCAGAATATAACGGCTTATTAATCAATGAGCATTACAACAACCAAAAGAAAGCAGAAGAACTGGCAAACCAAGGCTATCTGTCTTCTCTAAAACCTACTGTTCAAGAGTCCATTGAGGGTAGGGCAAACATAGAACCACCAATGGTATATCATTCATTACATTCATACTTGAATGACATAGGGTGGGACATTGAGTGGATTTATTTATATAAAAACAACCAATGGTATGTATGCGAGGGCATGGAAGTAGATGATAACTTCAAGATACTTGATAAAGATTTCATAGAGAATGACTTTCAACCTTTATGGAGTGTTATCTCTAAAATCAATCTTAATGAGGTGTCAGCATGAAAAAAGAATACCCTAATCCAATACCTGCACATTTACGTCACTTATCTGAGTGGCGTTTACGTGCTTTATTTTATTTATTTAGAGCGAGGTAACCATGTCAACATATTACAGACCAACCGAACCAATACCATTACAAGCAATTAAGGACAGCAAATATCTAGCTGAGGACAGAGAGTTTACAGTCCACAATGACAGAAAGATGCAATACTTTTGCTGTGAGGGTAGTTGTATTCATTACGCTTTAGATAAGCAAAAGAACGTTATTGACCTGTTTAGATATGGTGGCAACAACGCTGATGATATTTTAGATCCTTTGTCAGATGAGTTTGAAGTAGACTTTATTTCTGAGCATGATGAGGAGTATGACGACTATTGCCACCCCGACACACCAGTTATGCAAATCAATATCGAAGATTTAAAGAGTATCAATGATTGATACAGTCTTTTATATCACGCTTGGTGTTTATGCCTTAGTCTACTTTGCATCTACTCCGACTGATGAGGAATAAATACCATATCAAAATAGTGCTATTTAACCCTGTAGAGCATGACTTACTAAGATACCAAAATATTGATGAAGTCGGCTTTACAGTAGGTTATTTAGTTTATCAAAACAACCAACATATCAAGTCAGCTTGGTTTAAGTCCCGTAAGAGCCTATTCAAGGCCTTAGATGATTTCTTGAACAATCCAAAGTAATTTGTTATATTTCAGACAAGGCATAGTCTGATTAACTTATTACTTCTCAACTCCTCTCCAAATTAGTTATGCCTTTTTACCCTTTTCATCTTCTTTTTCTGGCAAATCTACCAGGGAAGGATCTGGATCTTTATTCTCTAAAGTAGCATCAACAACATTACCCATGAGCTGTGCTAACCTGGTTTCAACTTCTTCCCGACTCATTTGATCTACCTTTCCGAACATAACTTCTTTACGATCCACTATTAGGCCCCCGACTTTCAGTAGTGAGTTCTGGGCAGAAATTGCCGCGTTAAATGACCCTGCTTCAATGGCCTTGTCCCGAATATCATACAGATCCTGGACTGCCCTATCGTAGTTGAGTTCATACTTCTTCTTAGCTTCATTCATCAAATAGTTATACTCCTTACGAATAAGGGGTTTGTTCATGAGTTTATTAGCTGCTTGACGTGGAGATGTATAGCCTGCCTTATAGGCACACTCAACCAGAGATAGCCTGGGATTGTTGACCGAGATCCAAATAAAATTTCTTTGACGTCTATTGAGGGAGTTATCGAGATTGCAATACTCTATGGGAGCTTCTTCTTCAGAAGAGATTATAGGTTCATATTCTAAATTATTTTTTCTATATCCCATGTTTTGCATATTAGAGTAAGAGCAAGTTTTTAATAATACCTACCCCCACTTTACCCTAAAGTGTATTGTGAGGATACTTGAGAAGTATAGATCTAGTCAAGTATTATCTCATTTATTTAGTAAGTTTCTCTCAATCTCCTGTGACAAAAATGAAAAAAATACAATAACCCTCAAAGGTGCATTCTTATCATGTTTTTAGCTGTCATGACAAAATGACAATAATAGACAATAATCTATTTGTTGGCAGATTTGTCAATATATTGAGCTAAAAGCTCATCAACCAGCTTAGAAAGTTCCTTATCACCGAACTCTAAACTTAATTGAGATATACAAAAACTTAAACTAGCCAAAACGACATTGAGCTTATCTTCTCCCCTATAAACCATGTTATCAAACATAAGATCTAATCTGGATATTACTTCCTGGAGTGAGGGCTTGCCCATTTTGTCTTTGATCTCTACAATCTTTGGCATATCGCATCTTAACACGATAATTTACCTATATGCTAATATCTGTCTTGCCTTAAGAACATCTACCTCACAATCATCACAACAACGGCCATCATTAATTGGGTAGGCGTGATTACCATGCTCCCAAACAACTTCTCCGTCTTTGTTACGTAATGGTGCTATATGACCACCACAAATACTGCATTTTACCTGGTCTAACTTAGTTACTTTCATTGTCTCTCATACAAAAAATACCGCATTCAAAATTGTAATTTTTAAGATCTCTTCCTTTTGCATCTACTGGCAGTTCTTTAAGGGGTATGCGTTTGCCTTTATACCGAACCAGTTTAGCACCTAGTTTTTCCGATAATTTAACTCTTTTATCAAAAACATCTGGGAAAGTTTTTCTTACTAAATTCCAATAAGTTGGAGATGTAGCCTTTACACAACCTATACAATTAGCATTAGGATAGCCAAAAGAATATATTTCAGGCAGTTTAATGCCTTCATTCAACAAAACATCAAAGCACCCTTGTTTTGTTATGCCTTTGTCAATAAGCACAGTCAATAAATTATCTCTTTGATTTTGTCTAAATCTGACAGCTCTTTTTTCTTCCTCAGAAGTAAAACCTAAAACAATATAATCAGTTGGATTATTGATTTCCCACACCAAACGTGCATTTTTTTTTAAGTGTAGCGTGCATGGAGCTCCGATATTACCTGCCATGTATTGTGTTTTTTCCCATACCGTTTGACATGACTGATCTGGAAATTTTGGATTTATTGCATATTCAATATCAACACCTAGCCATTTTTCAACATCTTTTAAAAATCTGTGGTTATCTGGATGTTCTTCTGCAATAGGATTATTTACTATACGAACATTGTTATTAGCCCCGTATAAGTCTAACGTAACCTTTGATGCTACGGCACTTGCAGCTCCGCAACTAAACCATACAGTTATGTTTTTATCTTTCATGTTATGTAGTTACAACCATTACGTTTGTATATGACTTTGGTTTGTGTGTTTTATTGTATCTAGGCCTATAGGATTCAATTAACTTTTTTTCCCAATACTTTTTTCTATTTTCCTTGCAATACAAAACCCTAAAATAATCAAACTCTTTGTCTTTCATGTGTGATATGACTCTTGTATATGGATTTATACTTTCACCAACATAAACAACAACATTTTTATTAAATAAAACATAAACACCGTGTTTAAATACATCTTCTATAGCAAATTTTTTTTTATGCACACAAGTTGTGCTGTATTTTGTTTGTATTTCATCTTCTGATAAATGTTCTTTTCTGTAAAACATATTTTTTTGCTGTCTACCAAGCATATCAAAAGCTGGATATGTTAAGGTGCCAGTCGCAGTTGCACCAACAGAAATCAAGGATGTACTAGACGTAGCACCTAAATAAGTATTTGTTATATGTTCTTTTTTCATGCTATGTCCATATTCTCAAAGATATGCTTGATTACTGCTACTGTCCAACCATTACCAAGCATCTTGTATCTTTGTGTATTGCTAACATGATCCGTATAATTATCTGGGACTGTCTGCAGCCTTTCACATTCTAAAGGTGTAAGCTTTCTCCAGGTTAGATCTTCTGATTGAACACCTGTTGCATGAAAGGTGCCTTGTCTCTCAAAGTTTGCTCTTGATGACTTGTAATACTGTGATTTTATTGTTTGTGATTTATCTGGTAAATTTTCAACCACAATACTATCTTTACCAACTGTTGTAATAGCGTTTGACTTATTATCTTTACGTAACTCAAGCATCTGTGTTGTTTTATTTGCTACAGAACTGCCGTCTCTGTCCATTCTTTTGCCTTTATTATCGTAGGCTCTGCCACGAATTGCACCACCTGTAATAACCTTTGGCTCTCTATTACCACCTTGACAGGTGTTGACTGTAGGCGACTTACCATCTGGACTGTAGACTCGTTTGAGTATGTCATGTCCGTTTATGTCCACTGCAACGCCTACTTGTTTTGGCTTAGTCTCTATCTTTGGTACTGTTCCTTTGCCTGCATGAGCTGTAATCGTAGGTGATTTGCCGTCTTCACTATAAACTCTTTTTAATATGTCATGTCCTGGAGTGTCAGTTTTACCAACCATTTTTGGTTTAGTTTCTCTAATTGCTTTTTCATTTACCCACATATTGCCATTGCTACTATTGGTTCTAAGTGTTGTTGATTTATTTCCCTTTACAGTCTTTTTGTTATATGGGTCGTTAAACTCTGCGTTCAC